AAGTAGAATTCTATAATCATAGTTGCCCATGAGAAAACCTCTTCTAGCTTCAATACTGCACCTGCTTGTACAGTTACATATTCAATTGTATCTCTTGTAAGTTGGAAACCCAAAACGGATATTCCTTCAGTTAAGTGAGGCACAACTGTTTCAATGTTCATTAGTGGTGGTGCAACTTGAGTAAATATTATCAATGCTAATATTACAAAAATTATTACTCTACGATTGAGAGCCGCCATTGGACTCTCTTTGTCTGCTCTGTCTCTTGCCTGATTAATAGAGTCATTACGAGCTTGTAAACCTTGCATCATAAGTTTCTGTTGCTCTTGTGCGGCATGTTGTTTAAGAGCAAACAATTTAGCGACAAAGCCAAGTGCTATTGGTGCTATGTTTGTAAGGAAACCTATCATAAAAGTTTCATAATTATTTCGCCGATTCCAATATCAGCCGCTACCATAACTGCAAAGCCTATCAATAATCCTTTACCCATAGACATAAACTTTAGATTCATGTTCTTTATTTCTCTCACGTCTTTATAAAGGTCGGCAATCTGCTTCTCGTGTCTATCGAGCTGTGCTTGTTGTTTAGCTGTCATCAGTACCTCTTTACTGGTGGCTTTTTGTTTCCTCGTTTTTTTGGCATAGTATCTCCTATGTTATCAGTTACTAAGTGGGTTGTCTAATGACTGCTGTATACGCTTCATTAGTTTTTCTTCCATATCGTCCATCTGTATATCAAATTTATCAAGCTTGTTATCCATTGTTGTAATCCGTACATCAACAGATTGTAATTTAGTGTCTAACCTATTTTCTAGATTATATTGTGCTGTGCGTAATCTAGCAAGGTCTTCTTTTAGTTCTACCTTTATTTCTTTAGCTACTGTTTCAACTCTTAGTACATCTGCTGATGTCTTAGCCATTTGTCCTGCAATAGCATCTAAGTCCAAATTTGCGATTCCTTCTACTTTTTGGTACATTAAGAATGCTCCATAAAGTGAACCAATAATCGTTGAAAGAAGAGCAAATGCACCTACTAGCTGTGTATATGTAAACCTTAGACTTCCTATCTTTAGTCTTTTATCGACCAAGCCTTCAATTTCTGCTACCTTGTCACCTAAATCAGTTGTCAAATCCTTCTCCTAATTGCATAGATTTTAACAGTTCTATTTCTTGGCGCAACTTTTCGACCTCAAGCCTACGTCTCTGAAGCTCAAGCTGATACAAAGTGTTGCAATTTATACGCTCATTAGGTGCATCAAGAGGTATAACAATTCTTGCGTAAACACCTATTTGTTTTGCTTCAGGGTTGTTTGGGTCTTCTTTGCCAATGATTGGTGTCACAGCGTTGTTCACAATGCCTGTCATTCCGACATCAAATACTGTTGAACCGCCAATGCTATTGCTACAGTCTAAGTCACCTGCTTTAATACTGTCTGTACCAAAAGATGAACCACCACTTGGCAATTGTAGGTTTAAGGATGTGCTACTGTTAGCTATAACTTGTGTACTAAACATAAACAACAGCAAACATTTTATTTGAATTTTGAACATATCCTAGTAGCTAACAAAGTTTGACTCTCATCGTTACTCCTTAATTTAGATAAAGAACAGACATATCTAGCTTCTGTTATGTTACTTTCCCTAATGTATATATCAATTTTAACTTCTTGCAAGTATTCGACAGGGAGAATCTTATAAGCTGTAACAAAGGGTATTGGTTGCCAATCCCCATCGAATACTCCTATTTCATAATACTCTATATCAGGTCTAGAATTCCACAACCTGATTTGTGTTTTTTTTACTTCACTTATACCACTCGCTTTCCAAGTAGGATAAGTAGGTGTTTGCTCATGACTATGTACTGCGTAATTAAACAGTAACAAACATAATGCTATTGAGCTACGCATTCAGCTAATACAACTGCTTTATATGCACCACCCGGAAACGCTCTGTTACCACCATATACAGCTACTGACGTTGATTGTAGCCAAACACTACCCTCCACGCTAAGTGGGTAAGAACGCATTGCACCTGTGGTTGTACTAGCAGACTGGTAACCTGACATCCCATCTGCTCCTGTAGCTTTTACAGACACAGCACCAGTCCACGTTACATTGTCAGACAATGATGGACTTGAGCTAAAGCTAGTTGGGTATGTTACTTGTGCGTAATAAGCATCAGCAAGTGTAGTATCAAAGCGAATTACAGGTACTTGACCATTACTAGCAGGGTCTGTTGTTAGCGTATAAGCATTTGGGTTGCCATATTTACCATCTGTTGTTGTAGATACTGTACATCTGCTTTCCACAGTTCCATCAATATCTGCGGCTATAATTGGTGTTGCACTAAGTATGAAGCTAAGTGCGATTAATAGTTTTCTCATTTGTATTGCTCCTCTATCATCTCGTTCATTCTCGCATCCTGCGATAAGCTCCTTAATGCTCTCCTATTATCCACTATCGTACCACCTTGTAAAGCTACAGTATCAGGGTAGTAGTTGTCAGGTATCGTAGACACATAGTAGTTTGTTAAATTAGTTACATTGTTTAATTGTTGTAATATGACTGACTGTGTTATTTCATTAGCTATAGTCAACGCATTTTCAACATCAGCTAACATAAATTCTAAAGATTCTTCATCCTTTTCTTCCTCTTCTTCTTTTTCAGCTTGTTCATCATCTAACAATTTTCTGTCTGTTTCAGCTTGTGCAATAGCTACTGACTCATCTTGCAAAGCATCATAATCAGGTATGTCAGGCAAAGGTGGTGGCTCAGGTTTTTTATACCCCGGACAGTTAGGGTCACTTTGTGGGTCAAAACAAGGGTCAAATCTGTAGATGTATCTTACATCAGCATTTTCTATACTACCTGTACCTTCTTCTTTAAGTCTACCATTACCAAAAAGTGCTAGAGGTGTATAAGGCAAAGCAATAGTTCTTCTTACTTCAATACCACCTTCGCGCTGTGACCAGTTCTGTACATCCTGAAACACATAACCACCACCTACTTTATCGTTTTCAAGTGTAACAACGTAATCATCTTCTTTGTTTTTTATTGGAGTGTACTTGTAAGTAACACCTGATACATCCATGCCACCAATACCATCAGCACCAAGATAAGTAGGAGTCATTGTCCATTCTAAGCCACTTATAGCTACGTTAGGTGTGTAGCCAAATGTGTATGCATTTACGCTAGAAGAACAAAAAAGCAGAAGCGATAGCACCCATAATCTTGATTGCATCATCTCTTTTCTCCTGTGCAGATTTTTCATGTTCACGAGTTGGTACTGGTATGTCTTCTGTATGTACTTCCCATGCCGCAGTTGCCTCAGCACCTATTTTGCCCATATAGGGGCAGGGAGTTCCTGCCATAGCCATCGCTCTGTGGATTTCCCCAGAGGGGTCAGCACATAGCAATGAGACTGCCGCAACCTTCATACCAAAATCATACAATGTTTTAGCGTTTTTAAGTCTCAGGCAATTTTTTTCAGTATAAGTAGCACCAAGGCTTAATGAAAATATCTGTGTACCCATTGCACCACTAGATGAAATTGTACAAAGGTCTGAGTTATTACCACCTACGTTTGGAGATATGGCACTTGGTGGAGGTGATTTAACTGTAGTAGTGTTATCTGATGATGTAGTCACAGTAGACGTTGTATTCTGCGTTATTGAGCTTTTATCTTCAGCATAAACAGATACAGGAATAACTAGAATAATCCAAAACGCGGCTACTATGCCAAATGCTATTGTGTTGTTAATACGTCTGTTCATACTAAATTTTCTTTGATTAATTTAATAGTTCTTTCTTTTACTTTGATTGCCTGTTGTTTTTTATAAAACCAATCTAATGGTTTAAAATTTCTTGTTCTGTAATCTGATATTCTTTGTCCTGTCATTGCATTTTCGATTTTTTCGCTGTTATAAAACCTTTTAAACTTTATTTTTTTATTAGTGTTGAATTTAACATAAGCATAAATATCACCTTCTTTGATTTCAACTCTATTTTCTCTAGCATGAAAAGCACAATCAAGAGGTCTAACGTATTTGCCAATATTCATTTTCCCAGTAACTAAAATTGCTGAATTATTAAAACTGTTATTTTCCATCATTGATGGTAAGTATTCCATCTCTAAGTCTTTTGTATCTGCAATAAATACATATGACATATGAAAAGAAGCTAATTTTGATTTTAAATCTCTTAACTGTAAAAATTCTTCATAAAATTTTTGGTCATGCATATCTGATGATACATCATTTTTTTGAAACTTAATTCTGTAATCAAACAATGACTTTAAACAAAACGTGTTTTTATATTGTTCATGAAATGATGGGCAATGCATGTATTGATAATTTGTAGCTTCTTTTCCCTTAAAATAATTTTTTATCATTGGCACAGGTTCTTCAGCTCTTATTTGATATTTAGTATCATATGACCAATAAACAGTAACTTCATTAAGCATTTTTTTTCTCCAAAATAATGTTTCCTGCTACAGATATTCTTTCAACGTCTGAGAAAAAAGGTGTGACTGAATGTTGCATCCAAGATGGAAAAATAAAAACTTCACCTTCATGTGGCATTTCTTCTACTGTATTTATTGCAAAAGGAAGTGCTTCACCATGATGAAATTGAATTGTTCCTGTGCCTTCACTTTTAAATCTTTCTTTTGTTTTTTTGTTTTCTTCAATCAATTCTTGTGGTATTTTTAAATATATAACAAAAGATAAATCGCCGCTATGCATGTGTCTAGGATTAAATTCTTTTGACTTTTGGTAATTAATCCAAAGCTCACAATTTTTAACTTTAAATGGTGTTACAATATTTGTCGCTGTATTTTGCCAACTTTGTAAAAATTCATGTTCGTAATGTTTCAAAGGTTTTGCGAACATAGGTATAAACCATTTCATAACATCTTTGTAGACATATTCATGTTTTATTGCACCAACTAAATTATGATTGTAATTGTTTGATTTTTTTTTAATTAACTTACCTTTATCTAATAATGTTTTTTTTAGTAAGTTAGACACACTCGTTTTAATTAATAAACCGCCCCAATATGGAAATCTATAATTATTTTCATTTATAATTTCCATTACTTAGTATTTAGCAAATTCATTAAATCAGCATCCCATTCTGTAGATTTTGCAATTAACTTATCACTTAAATAATCATCTACATTTATTTGTTTATTTTTAATTTTGTCTGTACGAATAGTGTGATGGTCTGAAAAAAGAACACTATCATCGTATACAATACCATTCGCACTAAACTGTTCAAACTCCTTTGTTTTAATTGGTTTGTATTCTTCTCCTATGTAATTAAATACTTTCTTAATAGTTTCAACTGGCTTAGATACTAATTCATCATAAGTTAAAAACAAATATTCATCCTCGCTTTGCAAAACATTAACAATAGAAGTAGCGGTCATATTCATAAAACCTTGTGTATCCATAAGATGATTAATCATCACATCTTCGTTTTCGTATGCTTCAGCTTTCATAAAAGAAGCAAAGCATTCTGCTAGTGGTCTGTAAAGTATTATGAATTTTGGATTAGGTGATATGTAATCCTTAAGCATTTTATAATTAATAGGAGTTCCCCAACTACTCCTATCTATTATTGTTTTTGCTTTGTAGTCTTTGTAATAACTATGTAAGACACTTTTTTGTACATTATTAAGTGCGTTTTCATCAGGAAAGTTCCTAAACCCATCGCTTTGTTTTGTACATTCGTTTTGCCATAGTAAATCTAATATAATAGAATTACCTGTGCAACAGACTTTTTTGTTTTGATTTATTAAACTACCAAAAAGCGTATTACCTGCTCTTGGCAAACTAACTAAAAAATAAAAATTTTTCATTCTACCTCCTTTTAGAATTACTTATTATCTTACTCTAATACTTTCCATCCTACTGTATTATCTGCTTGATATGCTTCTTCATCCCAATAGTATGCAACTGCACCACCATTGTCAACCGCATCAGCAGGTTTGTTTATAGGTGCTACCCAAATATCATTACTGTCTAATGACCATGATGCCCAAGGTTTAGGTGCTATAAATTTATTTTTACTCGCATCGTATGTACCACCCGGTATAGCCATCTGTTGTCTAAAAGTACCATTGTAAGATGTTTGTACATATGTACCTGCACCTAATAGGTTTGTACAAAATGTTACACCAACTGCTTCTGATTCATCGCCATTGCCATCTTGACAATCTTCATCAGCAATTACTATTACATTTGTTACAACATTGTTATCATCCAAAATTGCAAAATGTGCCATAATATAATCCTCTAATTCTGATATTTAATACGGAAAATAACAATACCTGAACCGCCTCCTGAAGCTCCATTATTGCCACCATTTCTATCTGAGCCTCCTCCTCCTGCACCAGTATTAGCCGCTCCTGAACCACCTAAACCAGCTGAAGCACCTTGCCCACTTCCTGATTGCGCACCATTGTAGCTAGGTGCGCCATAGCCGCCACCTGCGTATTGTCCTGAGTTTGGTGACCAAGTACCTTTAGAGCCGCCTGTTGTGCCTGAACCTCCACTTCCTTTGCCACCACCGCCACCACCATGGTTATTAGTACCAACATTAGCACCCGAATTACCTTGACCTGATGTACCACTTCCTGCTAATCCAAACCAATCTTGGTTTCTAAATGAACCGCCGCCGCCTGAGCCTCCACTAGCCGCATGTCCACGATACGCCGCCGCTCCATGTCCACCACCTATACAAGTAGTTCTTCCAGTTACTGCTGTATTGCTTCCTGAACCACCCCAAGAGCTTGAGCTTGATGCACCTCCTGCACCAACTGTTACTGTGTAGTTCTGTGCCGCCGCTTCAAATGTGCCGGAAAGCATACCGCCTGCACCACCACCGCCGCCATGGTATTTTTTTCCACCGCCGCCGCCGCCTGCTACCATTAGGTAATCAACAGTATTATCTGCCGCACCACCTGCTGTGCCTGAAACTGCCCATGTTCCTGAAGATGTAAACGTAATAAACTTATAATCACCTGAAGTTGTTGTTGTACCACCTGAGTATGCAATAGGTGCATAGTTAGCCGCACCATAAAAATCACTCATCATAAGTTCACCCGAAGCAGGTACACCTGTAGCACTTGAAGGTACTTCACCTGCACCTCTGTAATATTCACTCATTGCATGTGGTGCTGAACCTCCAAATTCACCTACTACATCACCACCTAATGATAAATTATCTCCTGATGATTTAACTGCCATTATTTCTTCTCCAGTTTCTCTACTTTCGCAGTAAGCTCCTTGATTGATTCAATTAACAAAGCGTGTAGATTGTCATAGTTCAAAGTCTTGTACTTTTCGTCATTACCTGTATGCAATGGCAATGTACGTTCCGTTACTGCACAAGGCATAACTTTTTCAACATCTTGTGCCAATAGACCTGCTGACTCCATGCCATCTTTAAGGTATTTGTAAGTTACACCTTTCAGTTGTCCAATTTTTTCTAATGCATGGTCAATAGGATTGATGTCATACTTTAACGTTGCATCTGAAATAGTAGATGAAAAAGCAACAATGTCACCATCAACGTGTAAGTCACCATCAGCCTCAAGTTGCATTTCAACATTACCATTAACAATAAATTCTTGTTTAGTGTTATCAGTCCATTTAATATAATCACCTGAGTTCAAGCCAATATGTGAAACACCATGTCCACTTAAATTACCAAGTGAATTAGATAGTTTATCTGCTGTGACTTGGTCATCTGCAATATGTGCTGTGTCAATTGAGCCATCTGTGTAATGCTCTGAGTTAATTGCATTATCTGCAATCTCTGCACCAGTAACTGCATCAGCTCCTATTTTAGCGTTTGTTACTGCATCATCTGCAATCTTAGCTGTTGTTACATTAGCATCTGTAATTCTTGCTGTCACAACCCAATTATTAGCTGTTATAGCGTTGAGTTGTGTTTGTATTGCACTTGTTACACCATCAACATAGTTAAGTTCTGTTGCATCTGTTGTAATCGCTGTGCCACCTATTTTCCATTGACCTGCTGTTAAATTAGGCTTTACTGCTGTAGTGCCATCTAGTAAATCATCAATTGAATCTAAGTTTGTGTTTAATTTTGTTCCCCAAGTATCTGCCGAAGCTCCCACTTCAGGCTTAACAAGGGTAAAGGTTGTAGTAGTTGTATCAGCCATACTTGTTCTCCATCATTAAAAAGTTCCTTGCCATACTCGGAATTTGTCAAACTCACCACTCAAGATGTTTTTTCTGACAACTTCTTTACGAGCTTCTATATCATCCCAGTTAACTCCTGCATCCTTGCACCATTGAGCCATGATGTGTAAAGGTATAGAGCCTACAAGACGATTTTCACCAGTCATACCCACCTTAGCCTTTCTTAAATCCTCTGCTCTGTCTAGGCTAGGTGCGTTATCAAATGTACGTGCAATCTCAATTTTATCTTCTTTTTGATTGTATTGTACTTGTTCTTTTACTTTCATATCTGTCCAATTAAAGGTGTGGAGAGCTTAACTCGGACTCTCCACATAAGTGTGGGGAGATTAAGGAGGACTCCCCACAACTCGTATTCTACCTCATTACGAAGTAGTACAATCGTAAACAGCACCTGATGCTTTCTCATTTTTAGAGATAAGCGTAAGTTCTGTTAATACTTGACGTTTAGTAGAGTCACCAGTTTTAGCTAACTCAGTATTCTTAGTAGGTCTAAGAACACCACAACCAAACATATCGGATTGCATAATAAACACATCACGACTTCTGTTCTCACGAGTCGGAACAAAATCAACTGTTCCCCAAGGAGTAACGTACACGTCTACTGCATTTACAACAGCATTAGTACCACCAACAGCCGCACCAATTGTAGAGCGTTGGTTGTTCATACCAGTAAATCCTAGTGCTTTGTTCATTTGGAACGCACTTAGATATACAGTATCAGGCTTACCTCCTGCTTCCCAAATAGCCTGCATAACAGTATCAAAGTCTGCTTGAGTAAACACAGTAGCTGTACCATCTGTACGTGCTGTTGCACCCGGTACTGCACCTGTAGGAGCAGCACCACCTGAACCAACGTTAGCAACGTTAGTCTTTAGGTATGCAGGAACACCTGCTAGTTCACGTGCTGTAGTAGCATTACCTGCGACATAAGCGTTGTTATCAAACAATGCTTTTTCAATGTCTAGCTTTTGCTCTTTAGCAATCTTTAACACTTGGTATGCCATCTCAGCCGCACGACCTGCTTTATCAAGTCCTTCGTCTGTGTCAGGAATAACAACAGCGTTTTTAAAGATTTGTGTGTAATTACCCAAACGAGTAGTAGCAACTCTTGCTTCACCCGTAGTGTCATCACCTTCAATATGAGCATTGGCGGCTGATGAACGTAGTGCATCTGTCTGCCACTCATGGTAAGTGTTACTTGCTTTAACTTTTTTAAGCGATGAGTAGAAAGGAGTTTCTTCAGGAGAGATGTCATAAATAACGTTCTCTAAGTCCTCACGAATACCTTTTACGTCATAGCTGTCGAAAGTATTACTTGGCTGTGCCATAATATTTCTCCATTAACTATTTAAAATTAAGCCAAGAGCATCATCAATGCTACCTGACTCCCTAAGTTTTGCCTTTTGGCGAGAACGTACTTTTGCATTTGGAGTTGCCATTTTTTTAGCACCCGGTTTTACTACAGGTTTCGCAGACGAAGTTTTAACTTTTGCCTTTGATTTGCCTGAAATAATATCCTGATACCTCATAGCATCGTGCAATACCTTAATAGCTCGATAGTCGGATATTTGGGAAATTTCCTCTGTCGTGTATCCGTACTGAGATTTCCCGGTAGCAACTAACTGCTCCCTTAATTTACTGGCTTTTGTAGAGTCAGCAAACTCAGGTATTTCTTTCTGTAAAATTTGCATCTGTTCTTGTAAATAAGCTTGTTTAGCGTTCTGTTGAGCAACACTATTTTGCTGTGATGCCTGTGCAAGTTGTGCCATTTGCCTATCATAATTTGCCTTTTGTTCCTCATACTCAAGATTCTTTTGCATGTACCCAATCGGGTCTGCATCAAAATCTTCTTTAGTCGGTTTAACAGGCTCAGGTGCAAATTGTCCATTTTGGAGCTGTTGGTATAAATCAGCCATCTGCTGACGTTCATTAGTCAAAGCCGCATAGACTGCTTCAGCTTCTTTTTTAGCCGCCGCAACTTCTTGCATGCCTTGTTGGACGTACTTCTGTCCACTATAGCCTTGCTTTAAGTCTTCTAAGGTTACCTCAGATTCCTGTCCATTTACTTTAACAGTATAACGTTCAGGTTCTACAGGGTCTTCAAGACTGGCATCATCTATTGGGTCTTCGTCATCCTCATAGTCCGAAGCTTCAATTTCTTCAGCTTCTTCTGTTACTTCTTCAACTTCATCAGCAACTTCAGCCTCAGCAGATATTTCTTCTGTTTCCTGAAATTCATCTATTACTTCTTCAGTTGTCTCTTCTACTGGCTCTAGAATGCTACTTAAAGCACTATCTACGTCAGTTATTTTAGGTTCAGTCTCGTTACTCAAGGTGCTGTCTCCTGTTTAAGTTTACGATTGTACATTGCTTCATCCGTTTTAACGGAGTCGAAGTAATCATCAATCTTTTGTAGCGCACAAATTATATTGTGTGCCTCCTCTCGCTCATCCGTACTCGAATCAGCGTTTACAAAAACAGCTACTTGCTGTTCTGTAATTTCTTTTATGGCTAACTGAAACATGTCGTCAGCCTGTAATGTCTTCATTCTAGCAGATTTTTCTACTATTGATAAATTGTTAGACACTAGAATCTACCTCCTAATACTGCTTGTGCAGGCGATTCTTGTGGGTATCTAGCTTCTTGTTGTGCCGCTTTTATGTTTTCTATATCTACCTTAGTGCCATAATTACCTAGTATTTCTGCCGCTTTTATTATAAGTTCTTGGTCTAACTTATCACGCTCTCTGTCATCTACTGCAATAGCTTTCTGTGCTTCAATTTGTAGTTTTAGTTGTTGCATTTCCATTTGCTTATCTGCTTTGTACTGTTCTGCTTGTACTAATGCTTCAGCTTCAGTAATTTGTGGTGACTCAGCCGCCATTTGTTGTTGCTCTTGAATTAACTGAGCTTCTATTTCAGGATTGATAGGTTGGAAATACCTGTCAACGTTTTTAACACCTTGTAGAGCTAACATATCTCCAAGTGTATTGCGTATGCCTGTCATAGTTACTAAACCATTACCATTGCCATATTGTGTCCATATTTGCATTTGCATTTGTAATGCTTGGTTTAATGCCGCATGTCTTTCTGCTTCTTGCCCAGTACCTACACCAACATTAACTTGTAAATCCATGCCTGTGTTCCATACTCTAGGGTCTACTGGTTGGAAGTTGCCATGTAAGCGCATGAGAGTCTCTTCACAGCTATTTTCTATTAGTATGTGTAGCATTAGCTTAAATAAACGTTTCATGCCTCCCTCGGCAATATTTCGAGCCATGACTTCAATTTGTGCTGAACCTTGTTGTGCTTGGAGACGAGCCGCAGTAGCTGAGGTATTTTGTAATGCATCAGGGTCAAGACCCATTGAAGCTCTGCTTACACCAGTTTTAGCTTCTACAGCATCGTCCATGTATTGCATCGCAGTTAATACCTGACCTGCGACAAAAGGAGTTGCAATATCTACCAAGGCTTGGGGGGATTTCATTCTTACAAGACCACCAATCTCATTGTTCATTAAATCGTCTACATCAACTTGACCTTGCACATAACCTTGTCTTGGTGAATTAGTTAATGCGACATTGTCCATCATTCCTCTTAGCATAGCTGTAGATGAGTCTTGGTCGTTCATAACCAAGTCTGCAATACTACGACCAAAGAATGTGTGTGGCTCAGGGTCTACTTCAAAGACTGCAAAAGGTACATCACCATATGGCTCACACTCTAAAACTTTATCATCACCACCTGCCATTAATATTCTGTACATAATAGCAACACCAGTACCTTCTTTATCCATCTTCATGTAAGCTTCAGTAACAGCTACCTTTTTCATAGATACGTCTTGTGTGTTTTGCTCTTCGTCTTGCTCATATCCTTTACGCTCAAATGCTTCTGTGTCTGTATACGTATCATCTGAGCTTAATCCTGATAAATTAGATACCTCTTCAAAATCGTAACCCATCTCAACTAAGTCACTTACTCGCATTTCTGTTCTATGAGCTACAATGTACGCATCTTCTACACTTTTAGCGTTTCTATCAACAACAAACTCTTCAGGCGGTACTGCCATTATTTTTAGCTCACCATTAGCTTTTTTATGACTAACTTTTAAAGAATGCATAGATGAAGATAGTTGATTACCCATCTCGTCTACTTCTATCTCTGTTTCTTCTGTGTGTTCTAATACTTCTACATCATCTTCATTAACAATAGCCGCCATTTCTTCTTCTGTGACGTTTGTGTAAGTGTGTATTGTTGCTGATGTATTTTCTTCCCACCATATTTTTAAAACACCTGTTTTTTTAACAAGCGCATCATGTATAGCGTTATTTAATAATGTGTAACCACCTAATTGCTGAAACTTCCAATGTGCGTATTTAGTAGCTTGTTCTGCGCCTACAACATCTTCTTGGCTTGTTGGTATGTACTCTACTGGGTTTTCAGAGGATAAAAACACACGCATTAAGCTAGGTTTAATAGCTCTAATAGTGTCTCTTACTTTAGTAGCCACAATTTTAGAACGTCCATCTTCTTGTCCTATGTCTGTCTCACCTTCAAAATAGCGTTGTGACTTAATCCTGTCTTCAGCTATTTCACTTTCAACAAAGGATATTGCAGAATCTAAAGCATCTTTAGCTATGCTTTGTACATCATCATCTGTCATTGCTTCTTGCTTCATTATTGCTCCTCTGTCATGTAATCTCTAATTTCTCTACCCTTCGTAGCCGCACCTGTTATAAGTTGTAAGTTTATACCTGTATACATTAAATTAGATATATATTCTATGTCATCTAAAGTTTGCTGACCATTTTTAACAGCATCATACACTTGTCTTAGTTTTGCTATTGCATCTTTACCACGTGTACCAGTCATTGCACTAGCTAATTCTTTTAATATAATTTGTTTGTGCTTTTTAGATACAGCTTGTGTCTCATTAATTCTTTGTATTATTTTTCTTGTAGCTTCTACACCTCTTCCTTCTGCCATCACTTGTCTAATAGATGTAGCTTCATCAGTAACTTGCTCTATATTTCTTAATACATTGCCTCGTATAGCTGTTTTACTGTTTTCTGCTACAGCTATTCTCATTTTAATTGCTACTTCTGCTTTGTCTAAATCTTTAACTATTTTTTTGTATTCTTTTGGTGATAAAACAGTTTGTAGTATTTGTCTATTATCTCTAGATGATAAAAGCTTAAATATTTCATCAAGTTCTTTACTGTCAGGCATTCTAGATGGTGTAGGTCTCATTTCACCTATCACTCTTTCTAGTTTTGCTCTTATGCCAAGTCTTGCATAGTCTAAGTCCATTTCACCCGCATCTTTAACCATTCTAGCTACCATTTGCGGTGTGACACCTGAGTCTAGCATGTCGTAACCCATAGCTAATGCGTTTTCACTTGTTATTTTATCTTGACCTAATTTAACTGCTTTACGATAATCCGGGTTAGCTTCTTTTAATGCTTCAGATAATCTATATCTTAAATCTAATGCATCTTTTGCCTCTTGACTCATTGTTGGTAAAACTCTGCCCGGTGCTAAGACACCTGCTGAATTAAATGCAATGTCACTTAACTCACGTTTGATGAAATCTAATTGTTTCATTGTAGGCATATCTACAAGAGTTAGGAATTCTGTTCCATCTTCTGCAATATTGCGTTTAAACGCTAACTCTGTGACATCGCCTTCACTATTTCTAATACGTGAATTAATTTTGCTCAGTATTTGTGTTAATGTTCCTTCATCTATTTCGTCTAGTGCTTCTTGCACTTTTTGACCTTTCGGAGACAAATAATCTATTTGAGTTTTGTATGCTTTTTGATATGCTTCGTCTCTAGCAGGTTTTGTTCTTTGTGCATTTTCTTTCGCTATCTCTTTAGGGTCTTGCTTGATAGTCGGAAAGTCTTCCATAGGCGGTATTTTTGCTATGTTTTGGTCAAGACTTGTCATAACTCCACTTAAATTAGCTGTCATTCTATCTTGTAATGCACGATTAACTGTAGCCGCGCTTTGACCGCCTGCCGCCGCAACAGCATCTGTAATAACTTGTGTCGCAATGTCTGCATCAGCAATCATAGCACCATCTTTATCAACACCACCTCGTTTCAGATTGCCAAGCATATCTTCTAGTGTAGAACCACCTGCTGATATTGTTTCTTTAATTATTTCTGCCGCTTCTTTACTAATTGCGAATAATGATGCTACTGCTTCTGTACTTTTGTCTTTTAAACCATTTGCAATTCTGCTGTAGCCATAGGTTAAAGGCATTATTGCTAAGTTTGCACCCATACCAATACCTGCACCAAACAAACCTTGGTCTAAAGCTTCTTCAACCCTTTCGCCTTCTTCACCTGCACCAAAACCATACAACAATCCTTCTCCACCGCCAATTGTTGCTCCTGAACCCATTAGAGCCGCACCTTTCCATATCTTAGGCAATCCCTGTATCCATTGATACAATTGTTGTGCCTTTTTTGTTGAACCTGCAAGGTAACCAGTTAATATACCTCCTGTTACATTAGCCGCTATTGCACTTTTCGGGTATGCAGTATCAAAATCTTCATCAATACTTCTTGCTTTTTCTTTAATTTCGTCACCGGGCATAACTAAGTTTTCAGGCAATCCGGGTTTAGCAAATTCACCGCCTGTTGCGGCTTGATATAAAAAGTTAATGCCATCATTTACAGCACCCATTGCTTCATCTCTATAACTACCTAAACCGATACCGCCCTCAACAATATTTCCAGTCAATCCTGCAATATAGTTAGCCGGTTGGTCTGTAAATGTTTTTTGTGCTTCAACTTGTGCGTAGACTTTGCTTGGGTGTTCTGTTTCTTGCCCTTGTGACATTGCAAGAGCCGCCGCGACAACTGCCTCATCATTTGAAACAATACGATTAAGTTGGTCTATGTATGCCATACCAGTAGGTGTTTGTACAACTACTTGTTGTCCTGCTTCATCAAGTGTAGCTATGATTTCTTCAGTAGGTCTAGTCGATTGTGTTATGTTTTCTGATGCAACAGGCTGTCTAATTACACCATCATTAGTCAAAAGATTAGCATTTTGGTCTGTAGACATAACTGGCTCTGCTACTACTGCTTGTGTTGCAACAGGTTCAGTCATTACAGGTTCAGCTACAACTGGTGCAGGAACAGTTACATTAGCTCCTTCTTCTTGTATATATGCTTGGTCTATTACTTCTTGCGGTGTAACCGCTTGTTGTATGTTTCCGTTTGGATATAATTCTCTGATAAGACCTGCAATTTCTTGAGCATCTGACATGTTGCCTGCTTGGTCTGCTTTACTTAACGCTAGAATTAAATCTTCATAAGTTGGCATTACTGTCCACCTAAATTATATTTGTTAACAAGTTCGTTACCTCTTTCTATACTGACTGTATCTGCAACTTGTGGTACTACAATTTGTGGCATTTCCGGTATTTTATAAGTTGGTGTTTTTCTTATATGCTTGTTGTAATAATTGTAGTAACCATCATTAACTCTGTTGTTATAGTCTTGTATAACAGTCGCATAATATTTACGTCTTATTGTTGTCATCATTCTCAAAGCTTGAGGTGTCATTTCTTTTCTACCTGTCATCACTTGTATTAAGAAATCTCTTTCAGCAGGTGTGTCAATACCTCTTGCACCAATACCTAAAACTGCAATCATTCCAAATACATCACTACCTAAAGCGGCTTCTAGTAATTGAGTATCTGTAGCTGATGCGGCTGACTCTGCTGATAGATTAAACTTTGCCATAACTTCATCTACACCTTGATAGAAGCTAGACAATGCACCAATGTTTGCATCACCTTTATCAATTAACTTTAAAACACCATCTAGTTTTACAATTGCTTTTCTTGCTTTTTCTACTTCATCTATTTGTTTGAAGTCGTTTTCTACCATGAGTTTTTGACCTTCTTTCATGTAGGCATCTGTATTGTCTTTATCACCAAAGTCAATATCTATATCGGTATTACCATGTCCATAATTAAGGAAAAAGTCTTGATATTTTTGTGTTCCCGGCACTAGTCCTGCTTGTTGCGCTTTATAATCCATGTTACGCATTTCGTTTGTTTTGCCATCATCAGGTGTAAAGTTAGACACAAGCGCAATCTTTCTATTCATTAGTTCAACAGGCTTCATACCATTTTGTTGTGCTAACAATTCGAGCGCGTTCATTTTCTTTTCAAATTCTGCTTGTTGTACTTTAGGAATACCGAATAATGCTAACATGTCAGGTGTCAATGTACCTTCTTGTTTCATTTTTTCGTACAAAGCCACTTTCTTTTCAAAAGAGTCTTTTGTTGTACCAACACCTAACAAGTTTTCCATACCTATTTCTCTTTGTTCAGCAGTTAACACACTATCTTCACTATCGTCTGAAAAAAGTTTAAATTTTTTGTCAAATTCTGTCTCTGTAGCCGGTGTTATTCCTGCTAAAGCTTTTTGTTCCGGACTTGCATTAGGATTATTTTTTAACCATTGCATTTTTTCTGCAAATGCAGATAAAGGCTCTACTTTCATAGCCATTGTGACAGCTTCACCCGGTGGAATGACACCTTTACGTACCATTTCTGCTAAATCTGTCCTGCCATTAGGGTAATTTTCTGACTTCATACCCAAAAGAGCTGTAACAGTTGCATTTCTTTGCTTTGATTTAGTATCACCTTCGCGTATTGATGCAATTCTGTTCTCAAAACTAGCATGCATACCTTGGTCAGGCTCTAAACGCATAGAATTAAAGCCTTGTCCTAGTCTGTAGACCTGTTCTTGTGACATACCGGCAAATAATGAGTTACTAACATTAGAAATGCCGCTCATGATGCCTTGTTGTTCTTCATCGTCCTTGCCACCTAAGAGACCTCCTCCTAATATTGCTCCTCCTAGTATTTGTCCTAATCCTAATGCCATTTTTATCTCCTAGAACGGGGTTGGTTGCGCTTGATTACCGGTGTATGCGTTTGCTCCTAAAGTTAGATAATCAAATAGACCCGGTGTTTTCGTTTGTGTGACTGTTTGTGGTGTGCTAACAGGGTTAGCGTTTAATGCGCCTGTCACGTAACTAAGACCTTGTACAGGCTGATTAACAAAACCTTGGTATTGTTTTCTAGCCGCATCAAACAATGCTTGTTGTAGTGCTTGCTGTTGCGCGCCTTGTGTAGCTAAGTTTCTGTTTACAGTTTGACCCATACCAAAACCTAAATTAGACAATTGACCTAATTGGTTTGCCGCACCTAGTCTTTGTTGTGCGCCTGCTAGTCCTGCTTGTTGATTAGCTAAGTCTGCTTGCATTTGATTTGATATATCTCCCATGCCGGCTTGTTGATTAGCTAATTGAGCTTGGAAGTTATTGCCAATGTCTTGTAATGCCATGTTCTGAGCATTTTGAAAGCCTGCTTGTCTAAGTCCTGCTGATGCTTGAGCTAATTGACTAACAGTATCTCTACCTATTTCACCCATAGCAACACCATGTCTACTACCACCAAATGCTCTAGCGGCTTGTGCTTGACCTTGTAGGTTATTCATACCCATCTGTGCGCCACGTAGTATGTCTGCCTCGTTAGCTTGTACTACAGCATCGTCATATGGGTTTGTGTAAGGTTGCATATTTGTACCTGCAAGAGTCTGAGGTGTCACAGTTGCACTTTGTCCTGCTACATTTACCTGACTAGGTGTGTATCCCATGCCCATTGCAGTACCCATCCCTGCACCTTTAATACCTTGTGCGGCTAACTGATTTATATTTTGTGTTTGACCGCCGGGTAGTCCTTGATTAGCCATAATTAAAATCCTGAATAGTTTTTACGACCACCATAGTTGCTTCCAACTGAACGATTGCCATATTTATTTAGTGCCGATACTCCTGCAACTTTGCCTGAACCTCTTGGTGTGCTTCTATCTATACCTCTACCACCCATTATTGCAGGTGACCTATCTGCACCATATTTTGTTTGATTAGGTATAACTGCTCGTGGCTGACTGTTAATTGTAGGTGCGCCTCCTCCACCTCGTCCACCTCCTGATGAACGTGCTAAATTAGCAGGTACAGCATTACCAAATAAACTGTTGTAAGCCGCCATGTTTGCAGGGTCTCTTGCTGTAAGTTCTGCTAGTGCTTGGTCATATAGTCCAATAGAGCCATAACCTCTCATACCATTCGCGTATGTAGTTGCTTCAGGCATTCCTGTTGTAGCTGTAAGAGTATTAGGAGCTAACAAACCAAACGCTTCTGCCGCACCAATGTTTGTATTCATTGCGGCTTCTTGTGCCGGAGTAAATGCCGCTACTTCTGCGCCTGTGTATGGCATGTATTTAAGTTGCTGTACTTGTTCAGCTCGTCTAATATTTCTTTCTGCCGGTTGTTGTATCCAACTTGGTATAGTTGTCTCTGTTTGCTTCTTACCGCCTTTACCGCCGCCGCTACTCATGTCAAAACTCCTTTAATAATGTTGTAAACTGCTCTGACCAACCTTTAGGTTCAAGGATTTTTTTCCATCCTCTTCGACCAGTAACAGTCATCCCTATACATCCTTGGTGTTTGCCCCAAGTTATTGCATCATCATGCATGTCTGTAATTTGATGTATTCCGTAACCTTTATCACCGCCTGCTAAGAACACATGTAACACTTTCTTATTAGGATACACTACAATTTCGGTTACTGCACATCCGTTTGACCCCATCCACAATTGGAAATCACCGCTCATAACACCATCTACAATGTCTTTAAAGTCATGAGTATTGCCGCCTTTTTTAAGTGCTGACTCTATCCATGCTTTACCGCGCATTAAATCTTCTTGTATATTCATGTTGTAACCTCAACAATAGATAAGGTAACACTTGGTGTAGATGGTGCAAATGCTGTTGCTGTAGTGTTCTCTAACCACGCCGCAATATCATCTACCGCCCACATTGCTTGAAGATAATCACCTGCGCTCATTGTAAATAAACCGTTTCTTGATGCGATTTTCTTTTGTCCATTCTCATGAAGTGTAGTAATAATAGTTGAGTGGTCTTGTATTGTGCCATTTACTTTAGGAAAAAAATAAATTGTTTTTGTAGAAGCGTTTGATGATGCTATTGTAGCATGAAAATTTAAATAATAAGTGCCACCTTTAGCAAAATCAATCCTTGTTGAATCACTACCGTTAATAGAGATATTGTTATTAGCATTTGTGTTGTTCCAAGTAATTCCGTAGGCAGTATCAACTGCGCTTGCAATTTGACTTACTGTGCTATAAAAGAAGCCATGAGAGCCACTATTAGTACCACCGCCTAGTCCTAGTGGAGTCCACACACCATCAATAGATACTACAGGATTTTTGTCACCTCTATCCCACATCAAGATACCATCATCTGATGCTGATTCACCACTTGTAAGGCTTCTTAGTTTGTCTCTTGTAGTTGTCAGAAACGTATTTAATCGCTCACCCCATGGCTTCCAATCTTTGCCTAATGGTGGTGGAGGTGTCTGTACACTCATCGTCTACCTCCCGGATTAGCTTCTATCCTCATTATTCCTGACCTCCAGTTGTCATTACCTGTGCCTTGTACTTTTATACGTACTTGTCTACCCTGAAAGCGAACATCTGTAGGATTACCGAGCGTAAATGCTCCATGTGAGGTCTCACTATCATTAGGATAAAAACGTGTCTTAAACGTAACTTCTACTTGTCCTTGTGTTTTTTCGTCAGGTATGAGCTGTGTTACTTTCATAATGCTATCACCATTGCCAAGACTTATAGACCCTGACTCAGCGTATGGTTTTGTACTTCCATGTGTGTAACCTGTCTCTTGATTGTAAAGATTGCCACTAGCATCTGCCCATATTGGATTGCTAAATACTCCTTGGTCAACTCCTGCTGTCCTGTCTAATTCACCAGTCGACCAATGTCCTTCTTTATAATCTAGTGCAACGTATCTGTCGTTTTCGTTTGAGCTACTGGATGGATAAAACCACCATATTTCACCATGTTGTGAGTTATTAACAGCGTAAACTTTACTAATTTGTGATACATTCATGTCATCAAACACATAATCTGACACTTCACATGGCATTTCACTAGCTACAGAGCCATCAAACTGGAAAAACCCTTTTCGACCCATCCAAAACGCACCTTCATCTATAGCTACAGCACCTCTTCTTGAAGCAACACCACAAGCTGTACCAACTCTTTCAAATCCGTAGACAAATGGTGCGCCTGAATAACTAGCAACGTGTGCATCGTTGTCAGTCAAGATAAGAGTTCGTCCTCTCATACGTAAACCTAACATAATTTGACCAACAGTCTGAAGTTCAAAGTCACCTGCTTGGTTTGTAGCTGAAGCAGTCCACGATGTATTGTTTTCTTGGTCACACCATGCTACTTTACGAGGGTTACCACCTGCACCTAATGCAAATACAAATCTTTCTTCTGTAACTACTAAACCTTTATTGCTTACTGGTGCATTACTTACTTGTGCGGCGGCTACTCCTGTATTTAATTGCCATTCATATATCTTGCCATCTTTTGATGAACAAGCCATAAGATATTCGCCCCAAGTATCTAATGACCATGTAGTTGCCTCTTGATATATACCTGAGCTAGTAGGTGCATTACCCCAATTACCATAACCATAAAATCCTCCACCATAGCCAAGATTTAGTGAAGCATTTAAGTTACCTGATGTCAATCCTGAAGGTGTTATATCGTAGACTGTATGTGAAGGATTTACATAATATAACTTGTTATATGTGCCACCTGCTAAATATGAGTCACTCGAATTATCTAACCAAGATAACATTGCTCTAGGAGCTGATGCAAATGCACTCGCTTTTCTAGTTGTCCATCCACCAACAGGTCTCATAGAGCCATCATGCCATCTTACTAAACTCGCATCTCGCCATCTATTTGACGATTGAAAGTCTGTACCGTTTCTATATTGACCCGGTGGTATGTCTAATGGTATTAATGCCATAATCTTATGCCGCTATTTCAGTCCAAGTTATAGATGTAGGTGGTATTACCTCCCACTTTTCTCTAGCTATTGTTGCTATACCTGATGTTGATGATACTATACCTGTGCTTTCTCGTACTCTCGTATTATTGCTAGTCTGTGTTGTTGTGCTTGTCGATGTCATTGTAGCAACACCTACATATATAACCAAACCTGCTGAAGTAGAGCTTGACGTGGCTGTTGTTGTAGCAGTTGGTTGCTCTATACGTTCTGCACTTGCTGTTGTTCCACTTGTAACACTAGATGTAGCTGAAGCAAGATTTACTTTAGCACCTGTACACGTTGTATCAACTGATGTAGCAGATATAATTGTTTGTAAATCTTCAGCATCGTACTTGTTGTAACCATACAATCCAGTTCCATATGCAAACTTATCTGAGCTTTCTAAAAAGAATTTCTCAGCACTTGCTGTTACGGTTGATGTTGCTGTTACTTGTACTGAGTCACTATATGTTGCAGTTGCTGTAGCAGTAATGGCAGAATTTTGTGTTGACGTAGCACTACGCTCACCTACAATTTGACCACCACATGCAATACTACTTGTAGCAGTAACTGTACCACCAGTATTTCCTAAGAAACCACCTAAAGCAGATATACCACTAGCTACCGTAGAGGTTGCAGAACCTAAATGTATACGCTCACAACTACTTATTGCACTAGATGTAGCAGTAACTACTGTCTGTAAATCAGCATCACCTGCAAAGACGTTTCTACCATATAAGCCTGAGCCATATACATATCTATCTGATTCTTCTAGTACAAACTGTTCCGCAGAACAAGTTGCGCTTGAAGTAGCAGTTGTACTTGCATCCGCACCTATAGCGACAACGTAATTTACATTGGCTACACTTGATGTGGCTGTTACTGTTGCTGAAGCATCTTTTACATCACCTACACTAGAGCCAAATGTTCGTAAGCCATAATACGATTCACCGTATTCAAAAGCCATAGAAACTTACTCTATTAGTTTAGCGTAATATCTAAGTCACCTGATGGAACACGAAATACATCACCAGTATCAATAGTTTTGCTCGATGATAACGTAGCATATGCCATTAAGTTACCACTACTAGAAGCATCGTAAACACCAACGTGTGTTACTGTACCCCATGAACCTGTAGCTGTAGGAAATTCTACTGCCGCATTGTTCGATGTTGTATTACCTGATGTAGTAAATGCAACTGATTGTCTAGCATATGCAGAGCCTGATAACTCAGTTACTGAACCTGTTTCGCCATCTGCTACTGCTGTGAATAACGCTAGGTAATGTGTGCCGGGAGCTGAGTAAGCCGCACCTGCAAATACGTGGTCTAAGATTTCTGTTTCTAAAAAGTTTGTAAAACTCATACTAATCCTCTCACTTTAAGTGTTAATCCTGACCCACTATAACGTGCATTGTCAGAATATTCATTTAATCTAGCAACTGCGGCAGAATACATCTGCGCCCAAACTGCTACCCTTTGGTCTTCTGCTAAATACGGTGCTGAGTGTAATAAACTACCATAGAGGTATACATCAGGTGCTTCTAGCAAAAGCCAGTTATCTGAGTTACTACTAAGGGATGGTACTTTCTGATAGTAAAGCAACTCAAAATCTGTGTCTGTTGACGGAGTTGGGTACAATTGAAATTGTCCATCTGCGTGTGTGTACATACGAGGTGTGCCTGTAGCATCCTCGTTTGCGGCTCGTTTGTCAGCCATAGCATCTCTAGAGACAAGGTTAACAACTGTAGTGCCTGTGCCTGTAAGATGTAATCGTATTGTTTCAATCCAATCAGCAGGAGTTTGCATATACTCATCGCCACTTGATTGTTGACCACTAGACCTTGCTTCCATCTTAAAGTGTCTAATGTCTCTGTTTATTTGTGCCTCAGCCAATGTAATAAAGTCAGGTATTACTGCTGTAAGGTCATCTCTGTTTAGGAAGTCAGCTATAGAAGCTTTTAGTCCTGTGTAATTAGATAAAGCCATTAGTACATCCTCAATCTGTCTTGATTTTGTACTTCATAGCCACTTGGATTAATAGAACCATTTTCAAGTCCTGCAATAAATGCTTGGTATTGTTCATCATTCAGTTGTGGCAATATTTCCATAACATCT